GCTTATGGGAGGGCGGCCCTCTCGGGCGCATGCTGACCGAGCGCACGGGATACAAGCCTGCTGAGCTTCTCATGGATATTTTGAATATGCCGAGGGCGAATGTATCCTCGGTTGACCTATCTTTTTTGTTAAGACAGGGCGGCATGCTCTTCCCAACCCAGCTGGCAGAGGTTCGCTCCTCCACTAACCTTGCGTTGCGCGCTATGGCGCCAGGGGGCGAGCAAATTGCGCGCGGTGTCATGACGGACATGCGCAACGTCGAGAACGGCCAACTTTGGATGAAGTACGTCGACGGCGGTGGACTGTTTATGCACGATGTGGGCGGTGGCGTGGCAGGAAGGGCAATTGGCAGCAGGGAGGAAGCGTTCATGTCAACCCTCGCCGGGAAGGTCTTCCCGTGGGTGAGGCCCTCTGAGCGCGCGTACGGCACGTTCCTGAATAAGATGCGCTGGGACGTGATGGACGACATGATTAAGAAGTATGAGACCGCCCGTGGTGGACGCATAATCGACCCGAAGAATAGTTCAGACCTTCAGATGTTGAAGGATACCGCAGAGTACATCAACACGGTCACAGGAAGAGGTCCGCTGCCTACCAAGGTGGATATTGGGCCGGTACATCTAAGCGCCGGGGCCATGAGAGGCGTCGGCACTCTGATGAATGCGCTCATGTTCTCCCCGAGGCTGTTCACCTCTAGGCTTGCTGCTCCCGTTCAGGCCTTGAAGATGGTTACGGCTCCCGGGGATTTAACTTTATTCCGAAGGGCGGCCGACGGCGATGAAGAGGCCCTGGCCGCATATAAGGTCATGAGTTTGACTGTGGCCAAACAGATGGGCGTATGGTTTACGACGGGCATAGGCATACTGGCTGCGGCAAAGGCGGCTCAGATGGGGGGCCTGCCGGTCAGTGTTGGCACCGACTGGCGTTCGTCTGACTTCGGCAAGGTGCAGGTTGGGACGGTCAGGTACGATATCTGGTCTGGGTATTCTCAGATAGCTCGCGCAGTAGCGCAGCTGAAAATGAAGGAATCCAAGTCTGCGTCAACTGGAACTGCGTATGAGCAGTCAGTTGGGAAGACCCTAAAGAGTTTTATTCGGACCAAGTTCAACCCGACGGTAAGTATCTTCCAAGAGTATAACCTCATCCCCGGCACACGAGTGGGTGAGGGTGGTTTTATGCACGGTCAAGGCTTCCTCGGAGAGGATAGGGACCTACTGGAGGACATGAAGACCTCTCCCATTCGTTTAGAGCGCGGCTTTCCGCTGCTGGACGAGGAGAGCTTCTGGACCAATGTTATGGGACCGCTGTTCCTGCGAGACCTCGGCGATGCGATAGACGATGAGATTTCGCCCTTGGTGCCGGAAGAGGCGGTCACGCAGGTGAACATCAGCAAAGAGCCGCCTTCGCTGGTATGGGGTGTGGCGCGCGGTTTTCTGCGGGGCGCTCCCAGCGTCGTCGGCATTGGCGTCGGAGCCTTCCGCACAAGGGACGACATGGCTCGTGCGGTGAGCAAGGATGAACCGCGAGGCCCTCGTGAATACAGCTTGCTTCCAGGCCATCAAAAGGAGATGGTGAACGACCTCATCAAATTGAAGGATTTGGAGAGAGGGCGCAAGCGCACCCGGGGCATGATGGCCGAGCTTGAGCTCAATAGACAGCAGGAACAGAATGCCTACCGTAGGCTTGCCCAAAAGGTCTCGACTACGCGTGTGAGCGTGTCTGACGTGCGAGAGAACTTCTATAACATCCAGCAGGATGTGGACGCTAGGCGTCAGGATATATTCGAGAAGCACATTGGCGGTGTCACGGAGAGGGGGAAAGAGTTGCGTCGTGAGGGGATGGGACCGCTGGAGAGGCGCATTCAGGCTTTCTACGATATGTTGGACCAAGCCCAGATAAAGAAGGGCACTGAACTGTTGCCTGCTAAGCTCTTGCCCAAGGAATACATTCAGGTACTGGATGCGTGGGAGAGCGAGATGGTCGCCTCGGACGAGCCGGACGACCGCGCGGCGGTACTGTGGAAGCGCATGAACATGTACCGAGAGGACATACCCGAGGAGATTCTAAAGTACCTTTCGGTTGGCGTGCGTCAGCGCTACGAGGCGGCACGCAAGATGCGTGAGTGGTATGATGCAGGCGAGTTGCGGGAAGAACTATACCAACAGCGCTAAGTTTTATGTATACTCAAGGAAATTGGAGATAGCACATGGTTACCGAACAGGTTGAGGCGCCCGAACCACAAGACACAGCGGCTTATGACTTAACGCCGGAGGGGCAGGACGTGCCTGACATGGGGCCGGAGGGGCCGTCTGCGGTTGAGACATCGCCTGCGCCGGAGCCGACACAACAACAAGCGCCACAGGACGTTCCTGCGCAACAGCCTCCTACTGGGGAAACCCCGCCAGAAGAGACTTCACCGCAGTCGTTTACCGAGCTTCGGGACCAAGTCAGAGGCCAACAGGAACAGTTGCAGTATTATTCGCAGCTGGAGCAGCGCGCGCAGATGCAGCAGATGGCCGACCAGTATGCTCAGCAGCTGCAACAACAGGGCTATCTCCCTGAACAGGCTCAGCAGGCTGCGCAGTCTCGGCTGGCGCAGGCAGAGCAGTACCAGCAAGTCAACCAACAGGCCGACCAGTATCGTCTTTTTCGAGAGGGACAGCGCAATGCGGCAGTGCATTTCGTCAAGCAATTTGGTCTCGGTGTGGACGAGTTGTCTGCGCTGGAGAAGTACAACACACCGGCCGAGATGGAGTTTGAAGCCAAACGGTTGTCCGAGACCCGGGAGCTACGTGCCGAGAACGCGAGGCTCAAACAGCAGGAGGTCCCTGCGCAATCGTTCGACAACAACCAACCTTCCCCGTCGGCCACGGGGTCCGAGAACGACCTATTGGATAAGTACATAGGGGGCGACCGGTCACCGAACGTGGTGGCGGCAGCTGCAAGATTGTTGGGCTAACACCCTAGAAAGGAAGACCAATGGCACAAACAGCAACTACGGGAAATCTGGAAAATGCGCAGCGCATTATCATAGCGGCGGCTCGGTACACGGAGGAACACAACGCTCCGGCAATGGCTCTTATTGAGTCGTTCAACCTCCCGCGTGGGGCGAAACAAGTGACCGTGCCCAAAGTAGGGCAGATGACCATGAGCGACCTCACGGACGGTCAGGACATCATAGACGAAGAGGACATCGGCATGACCACGGTGGACCTTACGGCCTCCGAGGTTGGCGCCAAGATTATCCTCACGGACAAGTTGGTGCGACAGTCGGCCCCCAACGTGATGACCATTGTGGGACGGCAGCTTGGGGACGGGATGGCGCGAAAGAAGGACACGGACGTTCATGCCCTTTACTCGGGGCTTAACGGTGGGACAACCCTTGGCGCCGCCGCAGCGACCATGAGCCTTGCCTTCACGGCAGCGGCCATTGCCTATGCCAAGGCCAACAAGTTCGGGACCCAGATTTACATACTCCAGCATCCTAACGCAGTCTTTGATATTGCCAACACAGCGGTGACTTCATCGCAGTATGCAATCCCGAAGGGCTGGTCCGAGGACCTTCTGGGCAACTTCTGGAGTGGCATACGACCACTGAACAATGTGCCAATCTTTGAGGACGGGAACCTTTCGGTGGACTCCAGTGACGATGCCATCGGCGTTATTGCCGATAAGAGCGCATTGGCCGTTCTCAAGAGCGTTGACACCCGCACTGAGAGACAGAGGGATGCGTCCATGAGGGCAACCGAGGTCGTCCTCACGGCTGACTACGGGGTCTTCGAGCTTGACGACTCCCGTGGAGCCGCGCTCACATTCGATGCCGCTGCTCCTGCAACGAGTTAGTAATGGTTACATTTAAGGACAGGCGGCAGATGCGCCAGGAGCTTGTCTCGCAGGGTTTTACCTGGGAGTACATTGACGAGTGGCAACCCAAGACAACGTTGTTTCGGCACGCGCCGGGACTGGATATGAAGGGAAACGAAGCGGCCCCCGTGGGCGCTCAAATCAAGGGCGTCCCGGGGAATCCCGATTATGTGCTGCGAAAGGCGCGGCTCGGGATGTTTCCGTACCCTCCGAACGAGGGGTGCCAGTGTCGCTGGTGTAGCCAGAGGGCAGAGACGAACATACCCGTTAAGGTTATAGAGCGAGTGGTGGACGAATATGCGTGTCCCGAAGAGGGATGCGAGTTCATTGCGAACGGACAAGCGCATCGAGCCAAGCTCTCGTCTCTGCGTCTCCACAATCGGTACAAACATTAGTATCCGAGTAGCTGTAACGATTGACCGAGGCTACTTAGGATTATCATATCGGTTGGTCGCAGGGGCAAACCCTGTAAAAATGACCTTGAAAGGGGTTTAGACAATGGCATTTCCACAGACGATTATGGGCAAATGGGGCTGGGAGCAGGTTGTCACGACTGCTAAGAAACAAAAGCTCGGCACTAGGATGCAGATTGCAGACACTGAATACATATATGCGTCTGCTGGTGAGGCTGTGCTAGCCGGGCAACTCATGGAATCTGCCGCTATAGAAGCATCAGAGAATGATGACCTTGCCGTTGCCACCACGGCGGCAGAAGCGACAGCTATCACTGTTACCTTTGGCGGCGCAGT